ATTAGGTTCCTGAATAACATCGAGGTCTAAACTGACTGCATGCATAACGCATGGGTCAGGAATAAACATCCACAACATGAAAAGTAGCGCATACACCCAGACAGCACCAAGGAGGTACCAGATAAAAGACGGACCATGCGAACCACCTAAGGTCGCATAGGGTCTCAAATCTGGGCCGACAAACTCTAAATCCAACAAAGTTAGGAGGGCATAGATCCCAAAGGATCAGCCAACCATAACTCTTCAAGGAAAGAACGAGTAGCTCCCTCTCGGGAACCACGCATCAAACGTGACTTTCTGAAAAGGTCCTCACGCTCCTGGTAACTTTTTCTCAAGCAACCTCCGCTCTGATGATACAAAAAAGGAATTTCATCGCACCCAGTCTCGGTATGCTAGTTGCAAATCAGTAAACTGATTTACACTAGCTACTGGGGCAAATCACCCTAAAGAACATATTTGAGTTGATCGCTCTTCATACACCAAATTCCCTTCCCGTAGAAACTCTGCAAATTGCAATAGTTGAACTACTGACAATCCCTCCAACGTATGAACACCACTTCCAAAGAAAGACTCTAATTCAAAGTCTAACCCAGGTAATACCTGTTGAGAATTAAATCCCATCGGGTACAAAGTGGAGTGAATAAAACGATTCACATCGGAGTTACGGAGCTGGATAAAGAAAGGGTGGTGAGCTGAAAGAGCAGAATCACGATATCGTTGATCATCCAGTCTTCTCATCAACACAGTTAACCTACCCGCACGAACACGAAGAAGCTCATGGATTAATCCAATTGCCCCTTCCGAATCGATACGGTAGGATGAATTATAACTGCGCATTGAGATCCAAGACAACCAATCTAGATGCCTAGATCGATCTAACACAAAATACATTCTAAGGCGATGGGGCATGGATCAGACATTAGCCAAAACTTTTGACCTGGCCTTAAACCCGCTTCCCCGAAGCTTCAGATAAGAACTGAATGAGTAATCATGCTTTCGCATAAACTCACTCATCACACTTGTTGACAAGGTCGTAACTATTATATCCCGAAAGGGAACATAAAAAGCTCGTTTCCCGTCAACAAAGAATTTCTTAGCAAATTCCAAGGTCCAAGAATTCTTGGAAACCAAGGACTTCGCTAACCCTATCTCAACTCCAAGGATTTTAGTCATTATATAATAATAACTATGGGCGACCTTCGGGTCAAAGATGACAATGTCATCCCCCAATACCACATAATCCTTAAAATACCATTTACCTAATTGTGAAGCACCACAAACGAATGCAGCCCATTGGACAATAATATGATGCGATATAGCAAGCATAGTTCAGGACGATAGAGCACCCATCGGTTGGCCTACAGCGTAGGCAACCGAGGTCTCCTTAATACCGTAAACCTCACGGGCCCTAGAAGGGACCTGATATTTACGAGTAACCAGGATATTCGCCCAGGCTGCAGCAGCCTTATAACCCATTATAGGAGCTAGGATATACACCTGCAATAAAACAGGTAATCGATCCGTCGCCGCAGACAGGTCGTACGAGAAAGCTTTCGCCTTCCGGTACTTCGCCATCAACGGCAATTTTCGCTCCAAAGCACCAATCTGATCAAAGGTAGCGTCCTCGTCTAAACGACGAAGAACGTCCTGAAGCAGACGATGCAAGGGGTAAAAGAGCCACTGAGTCCAGACATCTACCATCGCAAAAACCCGAACTTTCCCCGCCGGTTCGTTCTTAAACCCCAACTTACCTAGATACCGGGAGTACCGTCCTTCAGAGTATAAATGACCAGGTATATAATCTGGCACTTTATACTCGGACGTTCCCGAATACCAAAGGTTAGAAAGGAAAAATTCCATACTATCAGTATTCTCAAGGTAGTTACGTAAATGTTCCAGGAATCACTCATTCTTTTTGGCTAACCAAACTCGCGATGAAGCGAGAATGGACCAATAAGAAGAGGAGTAATACCGAGGATACAAATAACGTCTTTCCTTGTCCCGACTTCAAACAAGGTTTGAAGTAGAAGGAGAAGAAGTACCAATAGGAAATGGAATTATCGGACTAGTCTTCCATTGTTTCTGCAAATCTTCCAGACCTAAGCGCTCCCAAAACCGGTCAATAACCCTTTTAAGGGGGTCTATTAAACCAGCCTGAGATGCCAGTGCCAGTCAATCTACGCCCGCAGAGGTAATCGTTCCTAAAGATATCTGAGGTGGACAGTCCAAAATACGATACATAGACAACAAGGTTGTCCAGAATCGTATTGTAGAAATATCCTTTCTCATCAATAGAAAGCGACTACGCACAGGAATCCACTTTGGAAAACCAGCCCTAGAACGTGAAACACGACGTATAAACGGGTCCATATCATCTATCTTATAACGGCCCAAGGATTGCAGCGTCAATACATGAG